AAAAACATAATATTATTTGACAATTACGAAAAAAGTTGGTATATTTCACTTAAGGAAAAACATGAAAAAGATTTTGGTGATTTTGATAACAAAGAATTTAGAAGTCCTAAACCACCATGGGGAAGATATTTTTGTTATGGTCACCCATCCCCTCATGCAAATCAAGATTTAGCTGATTTGTTATATAAAAAAATTGTAAACAACGGTTGGATAGATTAAATAAAATTATTGTATATTTATATAAGTCATGGAATATATAAACGAAACTAAACAACTTTACAACGATTATAAGAATCAGTTTAGAGATGAACATATTGTTAGTGAAGCTATCGATATGCATATGTCCACAAGGATTCTATTTATTGAGAACATTTTCAGAATGTATTCTCGTAACTACTTTAATACTATTAATAAAGCAAGAAAACTTTACAAAGAAGGAAAGATTACGGACCTTCACGAATGGGACATTGAGTTTTTTGGAACTGATGTCGGTAAAGTTGGTAAGTATAACGGTAAATCGGTCTTATTAGATGTTCCATTTATACAAGAAGCTAAGTATCAAGGAAAAGAAGTTCAACTAAACAAACCAAAACGTGGTGGTAGTAAAAAGTTCTACGTTTATGTAAAAGATGGTGACAAAGTTAAGAAAGTATCATTTGGTGCAGCTGGTGGTGGTGGTTCTTTAGCAGTAAAACTAAAAGACCCTGAAGCAAAACGTAACTTTAAAGAAAGACACAACTGTGAACAAAAGAATGATAAAACTAAACCAGGTTATTGGTCTTGTAGATTACCAAGATATGCAAAATCATTAGGATTATCTGGTGGAGGACAATGGTGGTAATATGAAACCATACAAAGAAAATAAAAAAGGAAATCTAACCGAAAGAGTATTCAAAGAAAACACAGATACTCATGAATTAGTTTGGCATCGTGATAAAAAAGACAGAGAAGTTACTGTTTTAGAATCGGATGGGTGGATGTTTCAAATGGATAATGAATTACCTATCGTATTAAATGAAGGTGATGTTATAGAAATCCCAAAAAATACTTATCACAGAATAATGCGTGGTAATGGAAATTTAAAAATAACTATTAAGGAATAAAATGGCTGATACTTCATTTTTTGGTCGATTAAGAAAACTATTCAACTCACAGGCAATTGTTACTGTAGATAAGGATGGTAAGAGAAACGTTTTTGACTCAAATGAGAACCAACAAACTAACCTATCATCATTAAGAGATAGATATACAAAGATACAAAAATCTTTCTACGAACAAGCAGGTGGTGCTCATTCTATGGCGTACCAACAAGTACGTAGAGAGATATTCAGAGATTATGATGCAATGGATCAAGACCCAATAATTGCATCTGCACTTGATATTTACTCGGATGAATCAACTCTTAAGAATGAGTTTGGTGATACTTTAACAATTGTATCTGATAATGAAAGAGTATATGATATACTTCATAACCTTTTCTATGATATATTAAATATAGAGTTTAATCTATGGCCATGGACAAGAAATATGGTTAAATACGGTGATTTCTTCTTAGGATTAGAAATAGCAGAAGGTAAAGGTGTAGTTAATGTAACTCCCCACTCGGTATATAACACAGAACGATTGGAAGGCCTAGACCCAAACAACCCTCATATGGTCAAGTTCAAAATAATGGATGACCCAAATGGTAAACAAGAATATGATGACTTTGAAATAGCTCACTTCCGTTTACATTCAGATACTAACTGGTTACCTTATGGTAAGTCAATGGTAGAAAATGGAAGAAGACTGTGGAAACAACTTTCTCTTATGGAAGATGCGATGTTAATTCATCGTATAATGAGAGCACCTGAAAAAAGAGTATTTAAGATTGATATAGGTACAATACCACCAAATGAAGTTGATAACTATATGCAACGTATCATCAATAAGATGAAAAAAGTTCCATTTCTTGATAAAAACACAGGTGATTATAACTTAAAATATAATATGCAAAATCTTACCGAAGATTTCTACTTACCTGTTCGTGGTGGTGATAGTGGTACTTCTATTGATAATATTGGTGGATTAGAATATACAAGTATTGAAGATATTGACTATCTTAAAGCTAAATTATTTGCAGCACTTAAGATACCAAAAGCTTATTTAGGATATGAAGAAGATGTTCAAGGTAAAGCTACTTTAGCAGCTGAAGATGTTAGATTTGCAAGAACGATTGAAAGAATACAAAAAACCTTAGTATCAGAACTTACTAAAATAGCAGTAGTTCATTTATATGCACAAGGTATCCAAGACTCAGAGTTGTTAAATTTCAAAATTGAATTGGTTAATCCATCTACAATTTATGAACAAGAAAAAGTAAATCTTTGGTCAGAAAAAATTAGATTAGCATCAGATATGCAACAATTAAATATGTTATCTAAAGATTGGATTTATGATAACATCTTTAAATTATCAGATGGAGAGAAAGAAACTGAACAAATTAACTTAATAAACGACCTTAAAGATAGATTTAGATATCGTTCTATTGAAGATGAAGGAAATGACCCTGCAATGGTAGATGAAGAACCATCTGATATAGAAGCTGAATTAGAAGAATTAAAGACAGAACTTAAAAATAAGGGCGGTAGACCTCGTGAAGGTAATACTTATAAGAAAGACAAACATCCTTATGGCAGAGACCCATTAGGAGATGATGAACGAAAAAAATCAAGAAGTAGAACTACTGAAGACAAAATTCGTAAATACATCAACGGCGTTTCATCAAAAAGACAATATCTTCACGAAAATGATGTCCTTTTAAACAAAAAGGAGGACAAATAATACGGTAAATAATAGTTATCTTTAATAAATCTATATTTATATAAGACATTTTACCATATTTAAGTAATTTTTATATATGAAACGCATTAAACATTCTAAAATTAAGAACACCGGACTACTATTTGAGTTACTGACTAGACAGATAACTTATGAGATACTTGATGGTAGAGAAGAAAAGTCCAAAGAGATTGTTAAGGAGTTTTTTAGCTCTAAAACAGAGCTATCAAAAGAGCTTAGATTATTTAATTTATTATTAAATGAAAAACAGTCTAATGCCACAAAATCAGAAAAATTTCTAAATGTTGTTTTAGAGGCACACACTAAAATAAATTATGAAAAACTAGAAAAAGAAAAGTTTAACTTAATTAAGACTATTAAAGAAACTTTTAATTTAGAAAACTTTCTATCTTCTCCAATTAATAATTATAAGATATTGGCATCTATCCATAAACTATTTAAAGGAAAGACTCTTAATGTCAATAATGTAAAAGATATTTTTGAAAGTAAAGAAACATTAATAGAACATATATCTAAAACTCAAACTCAAAAAGAATCTTCAAAAGATGAATTGATTGAGTCTTATAAAAAACAAGAACAAGATGTTAGATTACTTACTTACAAAATTTTAGTTGAAACTTTTAACAAAAAATATTCAAACTTAGATGAAAATCAAAAATCATTGTTAAAGAACTATATTAATAATGTAAATAATAGTTCTAAATTTAAAGATTATTATAAAGAACAGTTAAAAGAAGTAGTAAAAACAATTCACAATCTGTATTCAGAGATGGATGATAAAGTTACTAAAATTAAACTCAAAGAAACTATTAATGTTTTAAAGAGTCAAAGAATTAAGAGAGAAGTTTCAGATTCTCAAGTTTCATCATTAATGATGGCTTATGAATTAGTAAAAGAAATTAAAAATGTCAGAAGTTAAATTAAAAGAAATTATAAGGGAGTTGGTAAAAAAAGAAATGGAAGAAGCAACAACAACTGCTTCTGTTGATGGATACCAAACTCCTTTTGCGTTTTCTGGTGATAGAGATAAAGACAAGAAGAAAAAAGATGATATAATAAAATCTTCAGGATACGAAAAAGTTTAATTAAATAATAGAGATATGAAAATTACTAAAGAAAGATTAAGAGAGATAATAAGAGAGGTAATTAAAGAAGAGTCTGAATATCAAACTTTCTTTAAAAAAGCCTTAGAAAAGGCTGGTAAATCCATACCACAAATGTCTGATGAAGAAAAGAAGGCATTTTTCAACAAGATTGACGCTGCTTGGAAAGGTAAAGGCGAAAAGAAAGGTTAAACAAATTAATGTTAAAGGAGTTTGAAAATATTATTGAAGAAGAACTATCTAAATTTTCTGAACAACTAATAAAAGAAGAAATTAGTGCAGAAGATGAAGATGTGATACGAGATATCATTCGTTCTGAGGTATCAGCAATATTTTTTGACTTATTCAAGAAAAGAAGGACTTGGGGAGCATGATGAAATCATTACTAATAGAAACAAACTTATTTGAAGGTAAAGTAAACGAAGATTCTAATGGTAGAACTTTGGTTAAGGGTATTCTTCAACGAGCTGGTGCAGAAAACCAAAATGGAAGAGTATATCCAAGAGAAATTTTAATGAGAGAAGCTAAAAAGTATGAAACTCTTATTAAAGAAAGAAGAGCTCTTGGTGAATTAGACCATCCTGAAAGTTCGGTAATAAACTTAAAGAATGTTTCTCACAATATAAAAGAAATTTTTTGGAATGGTGATGACTTAATGGGTGTAGTAGAAGTTTTACCTACTCCGTCAGGTAATATCTTAAAAGAACTCCTAAGAGCCGGTATCCTTCTTGGTATATCTTCAAGAGGAATGGGTTCTGTAAAACCAATTGGAGAAAATAAAGTAGAAGTTGGTGACGATTTTGAACTTATTGGTTGGGATTTTGTTTCTAACCCATCTACACATGGTGCATTTATGACTCCAATGAACGAATCAGTAATTAAACAAATTGGTACTGATGTTTGTGGAGATTTTTGTAAAGCACAAGACTTAATGAGAGAAATTATAACGGAATTAGGATAATGGGTAAATTTGATTTAAATAATTACTTAAAAGAAAATAAAATAGATTTGGGTAAATACCAAACTACTGCTAGTAACAAAATATCTAAAGGTGTTTCAGACATTCGTAAAACTAACTATGATGTTAGAATTACTGAAGATGGAAAATTAGACCTTTATACATTACAACCTGTTATAGCGGAAGGTGGTGAGATTCTTATTAACGAAAATACAGAAAGACCACTATCAACTGAAGTTAAAAAACAATTTTTAGAGATAATCTCTACATATAGAGCATTTAAAGAACAACTTAATCGTAATTCAGACATAGTTGAAACTGCACAAACGTTAAGTGGTGTTGTTGAAGCAGCAAGAACTTTAACTCTCTCAGAAAACGATGATTGGTTTGATAAAGTAACCATCAAAAGAAATATGAGTGAATTAGACAAATTAGGTAAAGCTTTTGATAAAGTATCAACTGAAGCTAAAGCTTTAGACGAAAGATTACACTCTTTATATGAAGATATGGGTCATATA